AAGGTCTATACGAACAGGCAAAAAGTTTTGCTGTAAGCGCTAACAAGGGTGACGTTACTGCAAAACATGGTGAAGAGGATACTAAGTCTAAGACACAAGACTCAGTACCGTTTTAATCATGACTGGCCCATGGGTTAACTCCCCCGTGCTCATGGGCCTATGTATAGAAAGGAAAATAGATGACAAAAATTTGTCCAACATGCAAGAAACAATTCGATATAACCAAGTGGCAAAAAAGTAAAATTTATTGCACAGAATTGTGTAAACCAACCTGGAGACCAAATCGTGGTAAGCCATCAGGGAGGCCAAAGAAGAGTGAAGTTTAAAGAAATATTTGAGGGCAATAATAGTGCCTATGGTCAACTGATATTATCAGGATCAACAACTGAAAAAGGTAAAGCTGAAGGCAAAGCTTTCATAAAAAGACAACCGGTCACAGATACGCTGTGGGAAGAGCACTTAGAGGGTAAAGATCCAGCTCTTGGAGTCATACCGATTAACGAAGACAATATGTGTAAGTGGGGATGTATTGATGTAGACCAATACAACTTAGACCACCTTGTCATCATGCGTAATATAAAAGGGTTTGGTTTCCCACTGGTAACGTTTAGATCTAAGTCTGGTGGGGCACATTTGTTTTTGTTTGCTAAAGAGTTTATTCCTGCATCACTGATGCAGTCCAAACTCAAAGCAATGGCAGAAGCTTTGGGTTATGCAGGTAGTGAGATTTTTCCGAAACAAACTGAAATATTAGTTGAACGTGGAGATACAGGAAACTTTTTAAATTTACCATACCACGGTGGCATTAGAGGACTCCGCTATACATTTAAAGCTGGCGGTGAAGCTGCTAGTTTAGAATCATTCTATTCTATATACGATGAGTGGGTACAGACAAAAGAACAGATAGAAAATATTATTGTCAAACAAAAAGCAGAAAGCAACGATGCTTTTAAAGATGGGCCACCTTGTTTAAATACCTTGGCACAAGATGGGTTTGGTGAAGGATCGCGGAACAATGCTTTGTTTAATGTAGCAGTGTATCACAAACAGGCAAACCCAGACAACTGGGAAGACATGTTGATGTCTGATAATCAAAAATATATGAATCCTCCTCTATCTTTTCAAGAGGTGCAACAGTTAATAAAGTCTGTTGGTAAACGAGGCTACGATAAATACAGGTGCAAAGAGCAACCAATATGCGGTGTGTGTAATGCTGCCAAGTGCAGAACTAAAAAGTTTGGTGTTGGTTTTGAAGAAGAACAAATGCCAGAGTTGGACACACTGACAAAGATTACATCTAATCCACCACAATGGTTTTTAAATGTAGCAGGTAAACGTGTAGAACTTAAAACAGAACAACTACACAATCCTAATTTATTTGCAATAGCAGTATTAGATCAAGCTAATGTTGTGTCACCTATACCAAAGGCACAAGACTGGAGAGAAGTTTATTTAAAAACTTTAATGCAAAACTTACAAGAGATAGAACCACTCGAGTCTTTAGATCCTGTTAATCAATTGGTTAATTTGTTATATGACTTCACAGTCAACAGACCAGCTGCTAGGACAAAAGAGGACATGTTAAATAAAATGTCCTGGACTGATGAAGGCCATACATATTTTAGAATGGATGACTTTTATTCTTTTTGTAAAAGAAATAACTGGGAGATGGATAAAATTAAAACAGGTAATTTAATTAAAACATTAAAGGATATCTTCGAGGACGAGATTAGAATGATTCTAAAGAACCAGACACCAAGAGTTATAAAAATAAAAGCGATGAAAAAAACAAAACCAGAAATTAGCCAAGAGAAATACCAGGAGACGCCGTTCTAATGAAAACAATAATATTAGGACCACCAGGAACAGGCAAGACAACAACGCTATTAGATTTAGTAGATGATTTTTTACGTGCTGGGACAGACATAAAAAAGATAGGATACTTTTCATTTACAAAGAAAGCTGCATGGGAAGCAACAAGAAGAGCAGAAGAAAAATTTATGCTCGATCAAAAAGACATACCATATTTTAGAACATTACACTCACTTGCGTTCAGAATGTTGGGTGCAAAAAAAGAAAATGTAATGGGTCATGCAGATTACAGAGACTTTGGTTTGAAATGTGGCATACCGATTAAGACTGCATGGTACGAGGACAGCAATGGCATATTTAATTCTGACAATGAATACCTTCGTTTGATTAACAAAGCACGAGTTTTGGAGATACCTGTTCTAGATTTGTACGATAAAAATCAGCATAGTATGGACATTGAGCGAGATCTATTATATCTTCTAGATCAAGAACTTAGTAGATATAAACAAGAGAAAGGTTTAATTGATTATAATGACATGGTTGCAAAATTTATTGAACAAGATGTATCACCATCTTTTGAAGTATTATTTATTGACGAAGCACAAGATCTCTCACCACTACAATGGAGAATGGTCAGAGCATTATGGAAGAAAGCAAACAAAACATATATTGCAGGAGATGATGACCAGGCTATTTTTAGGTGGGCTGGTGCTGATGTTGATACTTTCATCGCTCTTAAGGAAGAAGTAGATCACATTAATACGTTGAGTCAATCTTACAGAATACCTGGTGGACCAATACATGAGATGTCACAAAAGATAATTAGAAATGTTTCAAACAGATACGATAAATATTATATGCCAAGACAAGAGATGGGTGATTTGACACGATACTCTGACGTGACACAGGTAGACATGTCACAAGGTGAGTGGTTGGTGTTGACAACAGCAAATCATTTTCTAGATGACATAAAAGATTTATGTGAGTTACAAGGTTGGTATTATTCTCACAAACATAGAAACTCAATTAAGTTAGATTTATTATTAGCGATACAAACCTGGGAGAAGTGGAGAACTATTGAAACAACTTTGCCGGTTGCATCAATAAAAAATATTTATTCATACCTGGGAGATAATGTAACCAAAGGTTATCAAAAAGGTAAAACCATGGACGAGAACGAAGAGGGTTATTACATCGAAGAGTGCACCGCGGACCATGGATTACAAACTACAGAGGTTTGGTACAAAGCTTTTGATGGTTTAGATACAGACACAGAGAACTACATACGGAACATGTTATCTAATAAAGAAAAGATAACACAAACACCACGAATAACTTTATCAACAATACACGGAGCAAAAGGAGGTGAAGCTGATAATGTATTACTACTACCTGATATTACTAAGTCTGCTGCTGACCATAATGATATCAATCCAGATGAACTACACCGTCTATTCTATGTCGCTGTAACCAGAGCAAAAAAATCTTTACACATATTAGAACCAAAAAATTATGACAGGGCATATGTGTTGTGAGATTTCATGAACATATAAAAGGTGATAAAGCAGAATACATAGCTGCAATGTGGCTGTGGGATCAAGGATATTTGGTTTGTAGAAATATGTCTCAACAAGGCGCTGTTGATTTGGTTGCAATAAAAGAATATGAGGTTATACTGATAGATGTAAAGTCTGAATGCAGAAGAAAGCGAGACGGATATAAAATTAATAGATCATTGACAGATGTGCAGAAAGCGCTGGGGGTAAACATTTTGAATGTCAATGTTGACACAGGAGAATGCACATATGTCTAAGAAACACGACCCAGTAAACTTTCCATCACATTACAATAAAGGTGACATCGGTTGCATCGATGCTATCAAGTCATGTCAAGGCGATGGTTTTAAATATTATCTACAAGGCTCAGCCATAAAGTATCTATGGCGTCACGAGCACAAAGGCAAACCACTAGAAGATTTAGACAAAGCTATTTGGTTTATAAATAAACTAAAGGAAGAGTATAAGTGAGAACATTACAGCAGCCATTATTCACACCAGAAACAGAGTGGGTGCCACCAGATAGATTACCAGACTTGTCAGGTCATTTGGAAATAGCAATTGACTTAGAGACACGAGATCCAAACCTGCTCACAATGGGTTCAGGTGCGGTAAGAAGAGACGGAGAAGTAGTTGGCATTGCTGTTGCGGTCGAAGGGTGGTCCGGCTATTTTCCGATAGCGCACGAAGGTGGTGGGAACATGGACCGCGCATTAGTATTAGATTGGTTCGAAGAAGTTCTACACACCACAGCGACAAAAATATTTCACAACGCTATGTACGATGTATCCTGGATACGATCCATGGGCTTTCAGATAAACGGTGGCATCATTGACACAATGATCGCAGCCAGTTTGATTGATGAAAACAGATATAGTTACACACTCGATTCTGTGGGCAGAGATTACATTGGTATGCGTAAGAATGAAAAACTTTTACAAGATGCTGCAAAAGATTTTGGCATCAATCCAAAGGCAGAGATGTGGCGATTACCGGCACCGTTCGTTGGTGAGTATGCAGAGAAAGACGCAGAGATGACGCTAAAGTTATGGCATGCACTACAACATGAAATATCAAAACAAGATCTGTGGGACGTGTTTAATTTAGAAACAGAATTGTTTCCATGCCTGGTCGATATGAAATTTAAAGGTGTACGTGTTGACGTGCAAAAATCAATGGCTGTCAAAGCACAGCTGATACAAACAGAA